GGATTGAACAAGCGCCTTGGCAAGCCGTACATGCCCACTGTACCGGTCGACTTCGCTGGCGTGATGAAGGGCAAGAAAAGTATCGCCAGCCTGCGCGACGCTGTGGACACCGAGTTGTCCCGGTTCAAGATCGAAGCCAACGCGATCGCGGACAAGATCCAGTTCAACCTCAATACCCTGCGCGACATCGCGGTCGACCATCCGTTCCTATTCGCGGATGCGGCACAGATCGTCCTGAAGGCGAATGACGACTGCACCGCATTGATCCGGCTGCGCATTTCGGAGCACAAGGAAGCTGAGGAAAAGCGCCTGGCTGCCGAGCGTGCGCGAATTCAAGAAGAAGAGCGGATCAAGGCCGAGGCCAAAGCCAAGCGCGAAGCGGAGGAGAAAGCTGCTGCCGAGCGCCAACAGGCAATGCTGGCAGCCGCACAACAGCGCCGTGAGGAGGAAGCCGCTGCAAAGCGTGTGGAAGCTGAGCAACCGCCAGCCGTCGTCTACCCGCCGCTTACCGCGGAACGGGCCGGCGCCGCACCGACTGCAACGGTTACACAACTCAACCCTGCAGCATCCATGCCATTCACCGCCAAGGCAACCGCCACCGGTCCGACCGACGAGGAGATCATCGAAGTTCTTTCCCTGCACTTCCGCGTTCATGAAAGCAAAGTGGTCGCATGGCTGCTTGACATGGATCTCGAAGCGGCTGGCAACCGCATTGCCGTCAATCTTTAATCACCCTCAAAAATAAGGAAAAAAATGGACACCTCAATCAAAATCCGCCCGGAAATTGCACTCAACGCCGTCGAGTCATCCCAGATCGAAGCGATCGGCCATGATCCGGAAACCAACACACTGGCCATCCAGTTCAAGTCGAAATCCGGCCCGGGCAGCGTCTACCACTATTCGAATTTTGGCACCGAGCAGTTCGGCGCAATCAAGAATGCTGAATCGATCGGCTCGCACTTCGGCAAAGTCATCAAGCCGTTCCCGGACGTGTATCCGTACGAAAAAATCAGCTAATCGCGTAACGCCGCATCCCCTCAACCAGAACCCACTACTCCAGGAGAGAAAATTGTTCAGCCTAAACAAAGAATCGTTGCGACTTGCCGATGTGAACCCTCGGAAAGAAATCCACGGTGATGAAAAGGTTCTCGCCGTCGATCTGAAGCTGGAATTCGAGACATCGAATGCTGTGCTGTTGAAATTCTCGCCAACGCTACGGGATGCGCTTTACACGCAGGATCCGGGCGCAACCATCGACATGATCGATCCAAGCCACGCACCGACCCTGCGCAATCCGCAGATGGGCGAAATCAAGTGGGCGCTGGAAATGCCGTTCGTGCGCTTCAGCGTGTTTGTCGATGGTTCGAACGATGAAGACATCGCTTTCATCGCTGCCAAGTGCAATAACTTCCGGTTCACATGCAAGGAAGGCGGCACGGTCATCGTCACTTGCCGCGTGCAGAAATCCGAACCGCTGGAAGTCGATGTCACGAAGCTGCTGTTCTTGATGGACAAACAGATCAAGGTCAGTCTGGAAGCCGAGGATGAGCCGGAAGACTACGGCGACGGTGAAGAAGGAAAGGCTGAATTCCAGCAAGGCGAAGTAGATCTGCTGACCAGTTCCCAGGCAGGCGATGAGAACTCCGACACCGGGCCAGCATCCGAAACCGAATCGGCGGACCAATACGACGCGCTCTACGCCAAGGCCGTCGCATTCGTGCGCGAGCTCAATAAGGCATCCATATCGATCGTCAAGCGCGAACTGAAGATCGATGCGCTGGTTGCGACACGCATCCTCGATCAAATGGAAGAGGACGGCATTGTCGGTCCTGCCGCCGGCAATGGCTTGCGGGATGTGATCGCCGTACCTGCTTAACGGTCAATGGAGCCGCCGCCGGAGAAAAGTCCCTCCCTGAGCGAAGTACCTGGCGGACGGCTCCGCCCTTTCAATAATTATTCAGAAGCAAAACAACCAAGGAAAATAATGAAATCCTCCATTCAAGAAATCACAGCGATCCTCGGAACCTCGATGGCCGGCGGCTTCTACGCTGGCCGCGTGAAAATCGGCGAACAGGTATTCGCACTGATCGTCGCCCCCAAAGCTGATGGCGAGCATGCAGACATAGTCTGGAATGATTCCCGGGAAACTGTTGATGGCGCGCTGTCTTACAACGATGGCCTGGCGAATACCCATGCGATGGCTGCAGCTGGAAGCAAACTCGCGCAATGGTCACTGGACCTGCACATTGCCGGACATGACGACTGGTACCTGCCATCGCAGGACGAACTCGAAATCCTCTATCGAAACCTGAAGCCAACCGCCGAAGAAAATTATCTTTATGCGCGCTCTGGCATCAATGTGTCAGCGGTTCCACCGACTTATCCCTACACCAGTGAATTGCCTGCGCAGACTGCCGCAGAGGTGTTTCAGGCTGACGCAGTAGAAGCATTCGATCCGGCTTGGTATTGGAGCTCAACGCAGCACGCAGCCGACTCTGGTTGTGCCTGGTGTCAGGACTTCGACGACGGCGACCAGTACGGCAACGGCAAGAGCGCAGCGCTGCGCGCGCGCGCCGTCCGCAGATTAGCCATTTAGTCCTTTATCAATTTTCAGAGGAGTCCGCCCACATGACCACCATCACGCTTGAATCGATCAAAACCGAGCACAACCGGCTGGCCGAAGTAATCGCAGCATTCGAAGTGCAGATCAAAGAAAAGCGTCTTTTCTCGCTGCCCGAAGCTGAAATCGATCTGAACGACGGCGAACACTATGCCGGCATCATCATCGGGAAGGATGGTGCTTCCAGCCATCACCTGATCCTGCTGTCCGGTGAAGCCGAGGAAATCACCTGGGCGAATGCCGTGGAATGGGCGGTCAAGGCTGGCGGTGAATTGCCGACGCGCCGTGAACAGGCGCTTCTGTACGCCAATCTGAAGGAACAATTCAAACCAAATTGGTACTGGTCCTGCGAGCAGCACGCAGCCCACTCTGATTATGCCTGGTGTCAGTACTTCGACAACGGCTACCAGATCAACAGCTACAAGAGCGCAGCGCTGCGCGCTCGCGCCGTCCGCAGATTAATTATTTTGTAATTTAACTATTTCATCAGCATGGCACTCCACACCAATCTGCCGATATATAAGGTCGCCTACGATCTTCTCGACGTTGTCACTGATTTAGTCAAGAACATGCCACGCAATTTCAAGGCATCGATTGGCGGAAAGATCAGTGAGGAATGCGTTGAGATTGTGGTGCTCATATTCCGCGCCAACAGCGCTCGGGATAAAGCGCCGCACTTGGGCGAACTGATCGAGCGCCTGCAGGTCGCCGAACTACTGCTGCGCCTCTCACGAGACAAGCGGATGATTTCGACCGGCCAGTATGCCAAAGCAATCGATCTGACCAATAGCGTCGGCAAGCAGGCGGGTGGATGGCGCCGTTCCGCACTTTCGTCTGCTTCATAAGGGTCACGGCCACTATGACTGAACGAACTTTTAATCTGGTTGTGCCGCTGGCTCACAAGGCCACCGACATGCGCATCGCAGATACCTCTGGCAGTGTCCAGGTACGGTCTGGCGCAGTTTCCCCGTTGATCGGCTCCGGCCTTCGGCAGGGCGACGTAGATAGCACAACAGGACGCAGCACGCAGCCAACTCTGATTATGCCTGGTATCAGAACTTCAACAACGGCAACCAGAACAACAACAACAAGAGCGCAGCGCTGCGCGCTCGCGCCGTCCGCAGATCAATCCGAGCGCCACCATGCTGATTTTTCTTTTCCTGATCTGGTCCAGGCTTACTTCGACTGCCGGAAAAGCAAACGCAATACAGAAACCGCCCTGGCTTTCGAGCAGAATCTAGAGCGTAATTTGTCGCGCCTGTATGACGAGCTGGCCGCCGGCAGTTATAGGCCGGGCAAGTCAATCTGTTTCGTGGTCACCAGACCGAAAGCCCGTGAAGTATGGGCAGCAGACTTCCGCGACCGGATCGTGCATCACCTGCTGTACAACCGTATCGCCCCGCGATTCTATTCCTCGTTTGTCGCCGACAGCTGCGCGTGCATTCCTGGGCGCGGCACCCTTTACGCAGCGCGCCGACTGGAAGCCAAGATCCGCAGCATCACGCAGAACTGGACAAGACCGGCCTGGTACCTGAAATGCGATCTGGCGAACTTCTTCGTCAGCATCGACAAGAATGTCCTGCGGGACCTGATCGCTGCGCGCGTGCAAGAACCATGGTGGCTTTGGCTTGCCGATGTGATCCTGTTCCACGATCCGCGCCAAGACTTCGAGTACCGCGGGAATGCATCCCTGCTGGAGCGCGTGCCGCCGCACAAGCGCCTGACCAACCAGCCGGCACACCTTGGCCTGCCGATCGGCAATCTGTCGTCGCAGTTCTTCGCCAACGTCTACCT